TGGTGGTGGTGGAGGACATAGGCACGGGGTTTATTGGGAAGATTTAAAATATGCTATTAGAGTTTATGAAGTTATAGAAGCCATACAAAGCACTTATGATATTGATTTTACTGATGACTTTTTTAATGATACAAATGCAGAGTTTTATAATCTTTATTTATGGCTTCATCGAAAAAAAGGAGATGTACAACCTGCATCTCAAGTAACATTCTATCCAACAGAGGTAACAGGTTTTCCTTTAGTATCAACTTTAAATCCTGATAAGACTGCTATGTTAGGAACATCAGCGTTAAACGTATTTAATTCTTGTAACCCTTATGGTGGAACATCTTGTGGCACTACAGGAAATACATCTTTACCAACTGTACAAACTGAATTAGTTTTATCTGTTAGTGGCTCTAACCCATCTGCTTATAATGTTATTATTAATCGTAATGGTGTTGTATGGGCTACGTTTACTAACCAAACAGGAAGTTCTACATTTGATAGAACAGATTTTCCAAATGCTATGGACGAGGGAAGTTAT